TATTGAAATGAATATCACAAGAACCCAAGTAATACTCACAAACATGATGGATATTGTTGTCGTTCACACCGATATGCCATGTCCAATGGTAAAGGAGTTTTTACCTTCCCAAGAATCTCTGGCATTGATGTTCCATGCAACTTGTGATACCGGCATTGCATATGTTCGGAAAAATTTCAACATGGAACCCGAAATTATCAACAATCGTGTTGTATGAACATTACAATCATAGGTGATGGTTCTTTCGGAACTTTCCTCAAAGAACTTCTCAAAGACCATGCCACTATTACGCCTTGGACAGGCCACTCTAAAACGATTATTTTAGCGGTGCCCATTTCTGCGTATAACCCTCTGGCTGCGCAAGTAACCGATGATACTCATCTTATCAACGTCTGTAGCGTTCAGAAGCCTTCCACGGACATTCTTTTGAAGTGGACAGAGAAAGTTACCAGCATTCATCCTTTATTTGGACGTAGAACGCCCGCCGATAAGAGAAATTCAATTCTCACCCATTCTTATACTTCGTGTGATGATACTTGGTTATCGGAAGATACACAAGAAGCAGAATTTTTGAAGTTATGGGAGAAAGTTTCAACTATTCAGAAAATTGATACAATGGGATTAAAATTCACTCCCGACTCTCACGATGCCCTAATGGCAAAGACTCACCTTGCAGCACTCATGGCGGCAAAACAACTCAAAGTTTACACAGACCGAGTTGCTAATGTTCCTGATAATTTGATTCCTCAGAGTTTTCGTCTCATGAGAGAGTTTGTTAAAACATTGGAAGATATGCCACCTGGCACGATTGAAAGTATAATGGCGAATCCCTACTTTTAAAATAAATTGATTGTTTTTAATACTATGTTACTATCATCACCTATGATTGATAAAGCAAACCTTACTGATTCAGAAATTCAGGCAAATTACCAAGAGTTTTTGAAGTTTATAGGAGACATGTTTAAAGGTGAAAGAAAGACCAAACTCCTAAAAATGTATTCTGAGGACGATGATTCATTAGGATTGTCTTTGGCAACCGCACCAGCATCCATGTGTGAACACTATCACCTGTGTCATCCCGGCGGTTATCTTCAACATATCATGAATGTCATCAAAATGTCATTCGCCTCAAAGAAATTATTCGAATTGGCCGGTGCTAACATTGATTTCACAGATGAACAAATGGTATTCGCTGCGATGCATCATGATTTGGGCAAATTAGGCGACCCTCAGTTCGGAGATTATTACGCTCCACAAGACCAAGATTGGAAGTATAAGAAGGGTGAATTCTACAAGATGAACCCAAACCTTCCTTACATGGAAGTTACTGACCGTGCCATTTTCCTTCTACAAAAGTTCGGCATCGTTTACGATTGGAAAGAATATCTCGGCATCAAATTGGCTGATGGATTGTTCAATGAAGCCACCGAAAAATATCTCAAACAATACAATCAGGATTTGTATATGAAAACAAATTTGCCACGAATCATTCATAGCGCAGATTATGCCGCATGTCGTGGTGAATATGATAAGTGGTTCTTTGCTAAGACAGAAGAAAGAGTTTAATTGCTCTAAAGAATCCGGAGATAAAAAATTTGGACTTTTGAAAGTAGTCCTTGAGACTGAGTTTCCTTCGCAAAAGAAGACTATTGATGCGGATTAAGCATCGTAAATGAAACTTTATGTTATCAAAACGAGTTAATCCACTCGGTTGCATAAGGACTATATAAATAGTTTTTAGAATTAGTAAACACTAATATGGCAAACAAAAAAACAAAACGGACACAACCAGACGAAGTTCCTAATCTGGAAGTTCCTATTACCGAACCCGTGGAACAAGAAACAAATTGGACTCCCGGCCAAGCAACTCCACGTTATGTAGTTGTTCGTGGCGGTCTAAGAGTTTCAGACAGAGACTATGCTAAGGCCGACGATGACAGAGCACTAACTGAGGCGGCATTTTGGCACAGAGTAGTTAAACGTCATCCAGATGGAACGAAAATTGAAATCGTTCAATTTGATAAGAAAAAACATAGAATTTGGTAAAATATGAGTTATCAAGAAATCAAAGAAACGGTCGATAAGGAGTTTGTTTCTGACGTAAACAAGTTTTCAGAGGAAACAGACGGCGAAGTTCGAACTTATCGAGGAACCCCTGTAATTTATCTTCCTCATAAAGCAGCACTAAGACCACTTCCAACGCCAGGTCTTTCCACTATGATTGAGAATGCTATGAGTGTTCAGGAAGTTAAAAACCTTTTGACAAAGGGGACAACTGAATATAAAAATGCCAGTGCTAAAACGATTCGTAAGTGGAATCAAACTGCTGAAAAACGCATCGCAGAGTTGAGTAAGTAAATATCATACACATACAAGTTAATACGTAAAAAACGTGGCGAAGAAATTTGCCACGTTTTTTCTTTTTGTATTTGTTTGTTAGTATTTATTGTGTAGAAGTATGGAAGCAAATAATACTAACAATCAAACACCGCCTTTATATATTCTTCCGTCCGACAATAAGGACTTACAAGCATTTTCTCAAAAATTCAAAGTCGATATGATGGAGCAGGTAGTTGGAATGATTGAATTTGCTGTGGAGAACGATTTACCTCTTGTCGAAGTATTTCAATTTAAGAATTCGGATTTCGTAATAACGTTGGCGGAGAAGGACTATTTGCCGAATATTGAAAACATTTATTCATACTACATGAAGAATGAAAATTATGAACATTGTTGAAGAGTAGTAAGGTTACAAAGAACCCTCAAGGAAAAGTCCACACATACTGATGAAAAACAAACGCATCGACAATAAAGTTCAGGACACAAGCCCTAGTATTCCACAGCGTAACAAAATCAAAAATCAACTATCGTTAAAAAAGAGAGATAATTTAACAGAAAAACAAAAGCAATTTTTGGAAGTTGCGATGGATAAGAACACGAAGATAATGTTCGTCCAAGGGCCGGCAGGTACGTCAAAAACATATATGGCAGTTTTCGCTGCTCTTCAATTACTCAATGAAAGAAGAATGAGCGATATTATCTATATCCGTTCAGCAGTAGAGTCGTCCGATTCTAAACTAGGGTTCTTGCCAGGTGAAGCCGATGATAAAATGGCACCATATTTGGCCCCATTGGTAGATAAATTGATTGAATTGCTACCAGCAAATGAAATTGATGGTTTGAAAAAAGAAGAAAGAATTTCCTCTGTTCCAGTGGGATTTCTAAGAGGACTTAACTGGAATGCCAAAGTTATTATAACTGACGAGGCACAGAATATGACCGTAAAGGAATTGTTCACGCTAATTACCAGAACTGGTGAATTCAGTAAGGTATTTATATTGGGCGACCCAGACCAGTCGGATATTAATGGTAAAAGCGGTTTTCTTAAAATGATGTCCCATTTTGAAGATGACGAATCACGAGCCAATGGAATTCATGTGTTTAAGTTCACAGAAGACGACATTGTTCGTAGCGCATTGGTCAAGTTCATCATTAAAAAAGTCAAGAAAACCATCTAATTCTCTATTTATAGGTTATATTATTTATGGCCAACGAACGAGTATCGCAATTACAAGACCTTTTTGCGTCGGACATGGACCCTAGCGACTTATTTCTGGTAACAGATGTAAGCATGAAGGAGTCTAAACGCATGAATATGGGACAATTATTGTCCTATATTGAAGGAAGTGGTAGTTTCGATGCTGCACATTCCACCAACGCTGACACTGCATCTTACGTAGAACCTTCTGCTATAGATGGAACTGTTGCTACGGCACTGAATGCTTCTAGTTCTGTCTCTGCGTCGGCGGCAGTCAACGCTAGGTCAAGTTCGTATGCGTTTAATTCAACTACTGCGTCATACTCGGCATTCTGTGTAGTTAGTCAAACTACAGCAAATTCTGCATCTTATCTAATCTACACCGGAATCGTGAACGGAACTGCTTCATATGCGGTTCAAGCATTGAATGCCAATGTCGCTACAACAGCATTAAATTTGAATTATAACGGAACTCCAAATGGAACCGCTTCGTTCGCTATAACGGCCTCGAATGTAGCAACCGCATCCAATGCAATAACAGCATCAAATGCAAATCTCGCTACACTTGCTACAACCGCGTCGCATGCTTTAGTATCAGATAATACCGTTCAATCAATATCATCAAGTTATGCTAATCAGACAGACAATGCTGCCACAGCAAGTTATATTTCTAATGCTTTTTATGGGCCTAAATTTATTGCTCCAATTACTATAGCATCATCAACCGGAGTGGTGCCTTGGACACAGTTCAATTGTCCGGTTCAATTTATTCCTATTGGAACAAGAGCAATTATTGTGGATGCTTATACAGATAACGGTAGCACAAACAGTCCATCGTTCGTTCAGATTGCACAACAAGCATCAACTACTGGTTCATTTTATATTGTCACCGCATACAAAACTGCCGGTGGCGGAGATAATTGCACATTTGGTGGACAGGCATGTGGCCCATGTTCGTCATCAAATTCAAATAGCAGTTCATTTTATTACACATTCACAGGAGTTGCATCCGGTGGAACGGTATTAAGGTTGATAGGATATTACTAATATGCCAATAACAGGAAACAAACGAGTATCGCAATTAGTAGAGTTGACTTCGGAAGAAGTTCAACCAAACGATTTATTGTTAATTATTGATGCGACTGCCAGAGAATCGAAGAGAATATCGTTGTCTGAACTTGAAATTTATTTACAAGGAACAGGCAGTTTAGTTCTCAATGCCGTTTCCGCGTCGTATGTGCCTGGAAGTGGAGTTGATGGACAAGTTGCTAGTGCGTTCAATGCTGTGTCATCCTCTACGTCATTGGCGGCGTTGTTGGCTGGTTTTGCTACATCGGCATCATATGCTACAACGGCTTCCTTTGCTTTAAATGGAGGTAATGCTTCAAGTGGTTCCACTTCAGCATCGTATTTGATTTATACCGGTTCACCAAACGGAACCGCATCTTACGCAATAGTAGCATTGCAGGCTCAAGTGGCTTCTGCTGCCAATTTCTTAAATTATTTTGGTGGTAATAACGGAACGGCATCATATGCTGTAGAAACGGGGTTCACAGGAAGAGCCATAAATGCAGACACCGCCTCTTACATAAATTCATCAATAGTCTCCGTCGCTACAGCATCTTACGCATTTGTTGCTCAAGTAGCCAATTCTGGAAATTCTACATCGTCTAGTTTCTTGGTATTTTCTCCAAATAACGGAACGGCATCATATGCTATGTCCGCACAAAAATTTGCCAATGTAATTGTTGACCAAGGTATATTTCAAGCAACCACTCAATCATTTATACAGGCCCAACTAGATGAAGTGGATATTTTCTGGTCAACTAAAGCACAAGCCAGAACTCCAATCGAGGTAGGTGGAACAATAAAAATTCCATATACATCATCAACAATTACAAATGGAACGTTATATCTGGCAGCACTTGATAGAAATACAGGCATTAACGTAATATTGGATTCAACGCCAATTATATTCAATGTCGGTCCTGGCATGGGTTCGTTTGGAAACAATTTTAGTGGTTCGCTCCATCAAACATTTGAATTAATGGGTCAAGCGAGTTTGTATGGTTCTTACTTAATTTATGTAAGCGCATCAAACAATATTCAAATTGATTCTGCAAGAACTGTAAGATTTAATGTAGCGAGTGAGACAGATACATTTAACGTATTTTCAGCGACCCCTATTACATTCAGTGCATTTCCTACAAATTCTCTATTTACATTCAGTTCCACGGATGGACCGTTATTTACTGACACCGCAGCCGGGGTTTTGGCAACCGCCTCTCTTGGAAAATCAATTTTTACACTGAATGGAATTAACAATGGCGTAACTTCTATTAATTACCTATGGAAGTTAGGTCAATTGACTGCCTCTAATTTCTCAAACAATATTACTCTAGGAACATTAAGTGGAGTGCCGCCAACAATGCGATATTTGTCATGTTCATATTGTAATTTGACAAAACTGTATGATTTTGAATCGTCATCCTTGAATACACTTAATTGTAATAACAATCAAATAACGGCATTGCCAAATTTCCCTGTATCAATGTCATATATCAATTGTTCTGGAAATCAACTTACGTCA